GGGGGAGGTGGCTTGTTATTCGGATTAGCCACAAATATAGGCCGTACTGTCCGGGCGGGATACCCTCTGATTCCTCCTGGTTCGAAACACAGCCTGAGATATTCGTCTCTACTTGTGGAGGCCCACGTCTTACCGGGATGCATCAAAAAACCCATGCTATTCACAAAGCCAACAACCAATGGTGCAAGTCTAGGCCGAAGAAGTTTCAATTTTGCATCATCTCCGTGGAAACAGCAGCTATCGTCCTGAAACAGATTTTCCCCTTGTGGGAGCAGTTGTGTCTTGACTATATAATAAATACCATAATTGATTACAGTACCAAGGAGAGAAGTCCACCTCCAGCCTGACAATACACCTCGTTCACAACGTATCACTGCTTTTTCACCTGAAACTTCCAGTGCACAAAAACCATTTTGGAAGCGATAAATTATTTCCTCCCAAATCCCCTCATCTACCTCATCCCAATCTATACCTACACGAGAGAGCCATTCCCGGAGGCAGCGAGTAACTATTAGAATCATCTTGAGAGAAACACGGTGATCAAATTCACTATAATCGCCCGGAAGATTGCATCCAATGCCCAATTCCCGGACCCACTTGCGATATTCTTCCATCCTCCGGCCATTGGACCAAAAGAGAGTAGTATTTGGATGATCAACCAGGCCCTCAAATTGTGCACTAATGTAGGACATAAGTATATACATCCTGAAGTCTGAATTCGCAACCATTCTAGTCTTCCCGAAATTTTCGTCCATTTTTTGGAAGACCTTATTGACCGACCGGTCGTATACCCTCCGTTCCAGAATCTTCAGGATTTTTTGGCTTGTAAATAGAACCGCTGTACCGTTCTTAGACCTGACTTTCTTTCCATTAATTTTAACCGTATCTGCTGTCGTAGCTCCGGGTGTGGCCCACAAAAGTGGACTGTCTGCAAACTCTTCTCTTGTAATTTTTCGCACACCTTGTCTCCAAGTCATTTTACGGAAAAAATCCTCAACTCCTTTTCGAAAGTGGTAGTTAAAAATGGATTCTGATCCATACAGCTTAGGTACGAAAGGTCCTTTGACCCAGCCTTCTATGAGTTCTTTTTGTACAGCAAAAGCTGCAGGCAAGGCGAAACCACCAATCGTATGTAGATGACACAACTCCCGCCAGAAAGGAGTGATGTCTGGGCCTTGTTTAACTAAAACCTCTGATAAATATTTAGCTCGAGAGTAAAATTCCTTGCCATTCTTCGATTCCACCAAAGCTAACCAGAGGGGATTAGAATCGATTGATGGTATTTTTCTCTTTAGCAGTTTTTCGTATAGGGTCAGGGGTTCCCCAAACCTCACACCGAGTAAAGGATACTTATTCCTACAACGGAAGCGCTTCACTGCTAATTCTCGGGGGGTTAAAGACTGAAATGTATAATCGTCGGGTTCCGAAATTTCCCTGAGAGTTGCCACTAATCTCTTTAAACTGAACCGTTCGCCGAAGGAAGGTGCTAACTGTTCAATCAAAGTTCTATTGGCATACTGACTCTCGAGGGCGCGCACCCACACCCTGATAGAACGCCGAGACCACATTTCACTAGAAGCTGACTTTAGAAGTTCAGCCTCGGTCTGCTCTTTACCAAAAAAGCAGGCCTATTCTGTTGGTCAATGAGATTAGCCACATGGTATGGAATGGAGCGAACTGGTTTGATTAGTACGTAGTTCTTATTGTTGACGTTACCCCAAATTATAGACTGAAACTCGCTCTTACTCCACCAATATGTAGGATTTGAATGCCATTCGAGGTGGTACGTAAGATCAGGCTCATAGAAGGGCCTCAGATAGGCTGAAATACCTCCAATGTAGCGTGTAGTTGGTATAGCAAAGGTTTTGCGTTGAGCCTCAGCCTGTAT